CCTTATTGCGATCAAAGAAAGCCTGCTTATCCTTGGTGCCTTGCTTCATCGCAGACCATTCAGCGACGACTTCGTCATCCGACTTGGCGGCGGCGGTTGCTTCACCGGGGGTGACTTCAACAGGGAGGACGCCAGCGTCAGCGACGATGTTTGCGGCCTTCTTGCCTGCGGTTTCCTGCGCGGCGGCGATGCGAGCCACATCTTCCTGTGCCTTCTTGGCAAAGGCTTCAGCGGATGCCAACTTGTCGGCCATGTCCTTCGCCTGCGCGGCGAGTTCGACGAAAGCGGCTTCCTTGGATGAGATTGCGGCAGTCATTTCTGCGACCTTGGCGTTAAGGGAGGCAATTTCGCCAGCCTTGGCTTCGACTTCAACAGTCTTGCCCGTGAACGCTTCCTTGAGGTCGGTATACAGTTTTTCGAGGGTCATCTTGAGTTTAGCCGAATGTCAACGAGACTTCTTGTCATCCGTGTCCACAGGGGGGCATGACTCGTCTGGGATTTCTGGCTTTTCTTCTTCGTCATCCTCGACTTCTTCATCCTTGTCTCCGTCCTTCTTCTTTTTCTTCTTCTTGCCCTTGGACACAGGGGCTACGCCATCATCCTTCTCGCCCTGCTCTGGGCTTACATCGGCGGCGTAGGAAGCGGTAGATTCGACGGCAGGCTCTTGGCGCTCAAGATTGGCGTATACGTCCGCGCCGATGTGCATGAGCAGATCGTCAAGGGTGTCCTTGATGCCCGTTACGAGCATCTTGGTGGCGGCTTTGCGTCCAGACCAGCATTGACCCTGCATGTCCTTAATGTCGGCCATGGAGCGCTTACGCATGATGTCACCGATGAACCAAGCATGGGTATCTGCAACGTCGTCCTCAAACAGTTTGCGTTGTTCTGGGGACATCTTGGTACCGGGGAATCCCGCGCCCTTGGCCCAACCCGACTTGATAAGGTCGAGAGTATAGCCTTCTTCTGCGTATGCCTTGGACTCGTCAAGGACGGGGATGTAGACGCCGATGGAACCGACGGTGGAGGAACCGCTGACAAAAACCTCATCGCATTGGCTCATCAGCCACATGGAGCCGGAGCAGGACTGGGAACACGTCCAGCCGATGGTGCGCTTGCCGCAGTTGAAAATACGATTGGCCAACTCTGGGACTCCCGTGACGGTGCCGCCGGGGGAGTTAAAGTCGAACAGGATGATTTCGATGTTTGGGTCGCGCTCGGCGTCCTCAATCATTTCCTCAATGTCATCTACGTCGCAACCACCCATCATCTTTTCGAGTTCGGTGAGATCGTTACCGATGACACCCTTCACAGGGATAATGGCCAACTTGCCCGACTTAGCCATCTCTGGCTTCTCGCCGAAAATCATTTCCAGCATGTCATCAAGGTCGTCGTTCGCCTTCTGTGGCATGGGGAACTGGGCAATCTTGTCGAGGTAAGCCTTGGCCTTGCTCGGTTCAATGAGCATAGGCGTTAGGGTCTTAAAGGCGTTCTGAAGTGCGTTCATAATTGGTTATTCCTCGTCTGGAGGGTTCTTGACCTTCCGTTTTACGTTAGGGTCGTCCACGTCAACTTTGACATCCTCGCCATCGTCTTGGATGGTCATTGTGTCCTTGCCTTGCGCGCCTTCCTCGGAGAAGGATGCGTCGATGGCGTCGGGGGCTACGTTTTGAGGTTTGTAGATAGCCGAAGGCTGGATTTCAAACTCCTCGGCGAGTTCCTTGATGTACGCCTTCTCGGCGGCATTGGCGCGCATTTGTTCGCGCGGATCATCACCGTTCTCAAGGTGGAACTGCGTAATGGTCTTGATTCCCGTCTCGATGTCTAGGCGGGTCTGTTGGGCATCACGTCCGGCGTCCACGGTAACGCGGCGCGGGGTGGTGCTGGAAACCTGCATCCAACTATCAATGGAAGGGATTTCGCCATTCTTGATGGCGTTACCGATAATGTAGCCCCACACAGGAGTGAGGAAGCGTTGCATCAGCACGTTCTGACGATGCTGGAACTTGCGGTCGGCCTTGGCTACTATGAACCTCATGGTAGCACCGCCTGCCTTGGTTGCATCATGCACGAACTCGAAGGGTAGCACCCCTGCGAGCGAGTCGCGCATGAGGTGTTCGATGAATCCGTTGAACGTGCTGTTCGGACGATTGGATTCAAAAGATTCCAACTTCTCGCCGGGAGCAAGGGCTAGGGTCTTGCCGCCGATAAACGTCGATGCTTCCCTTGGGTCGGCAAGACCGTTTTCGCCGTAGTCCTGTGGACGCATCCCAAAGGCTTCAAAGTCAGACTGGGTGCCGTCGAACTGCGCGTTTTCGCGCGTGATGGTGCGAACCAAATCGCTGTTGGTTTTAACCGCTTCCTTTTCCAAGGACAGGATTTCAAGCATGTCCACCAAGTTATTGATGCTATGCTGAAGGGGGCTGTAAGCGCGCGCGCCGGAGGCTAGTTCTGGCTCGTACAGGTGCATGACGGCGTTGGCAGGTACACGGCGGCTGGAGCCGTCCGAACGGATTACGTTGTAGTACTGGGGGGCGCCGTAGGGGCCAAAGAAAATGCCGTCTACCATGCCGGGAGGCGGAGCGCCATCGTTGCCGGGGTTGCCGACACGGTGGGACTCAATGACCTGCAACTTTGGACGACCATCTGCCCCCTTTGTCTTAATGATGAAACACTCTCCGTCACGATCCATTAGACGACAACAGATGTGCTGGAGTTCAAAGAAAGAGTAACGACCCGTGATATCGCATGAGCGCGAAGCCCACTTATTGAAGTACTTTTCGGCTTGTTCGTCCCAAGGTTCGCTCCCCGACTGCGCCTGCATCTTGATACCCGAACCGACCGAGTAGGTCGCCATATCGGCGATGACCTGTCGGATGAGTCCCGCATTGAGTTCCAACCAGCGCATCTTGCGGGTCGTCTCCATGCGGTCGAACACCGTCATGGTTTTCTTGAAGTCCTGCGGCCATGACGACCAAATCCAACTACGCTTGTTGGAGAACTTCGCGCTCTCGAAGTTACTGAAGATACCCGGCCCCGTAGCGTTAGCCTGCTTCTTTAGTGCAGGGTTCACCTTAACGCCCTTTGCAATAGGCGGTACGGACTTCTTTTGCGGAGTTTTGCGGGTGTTTTTCTTCATCAGAGTCCTCGGAAGTTATTAAGCATGTTGATCACGCGCACACGGTCGATAGCCCCATACTTCTGTGGGTCTTTGACTTGGAGCGCGTATCGTGCTTCCAGAAGGGTCTGCTGGATGGTCATAGGGAACTCCTTGGTCACGGAGGTGCCGGAGTCTGCGTATTCCATCATGGTCTTGCCTTGTTTGAGCAATACAACGGCTTGTGCGACAATCTCCTCGATGTCACAGATGTCCAAGATTAGAAAAATACCTTGAGCGCGAGCCATTTGGCTTTAGCCCTGTGTAAACTTGGGTCTTGGATGCAAGAACGACGCCACCAGAGCCACCAATAACGCCCAACAACCTCCTGCATCCAAGACTTGACCTTATCCTGCCATGGGGTGCGCTCACGTCAAGAAGAACTTTCGGGTTCCTTGCCCGGTTCCTTTTCCTCGGTTGAAATGGCGTTCTTGTTTTTGCCCTTGCCGATGAGTTTGGCCATCATGGCGGGCAGGATGCCCATTACTTCGCAGTCCCATAAGTGGTTGGCTCGGTCGCCAATGGATACCCAAATGGGGGTGCCGTTGTTGTTCTTGGTGCGGTGTTCGGACTGCATCTGCTTGCGGTACTCGTCCCCGGCGTCCTCGGCGTAGGTGTGGTGACCAGCGCGGCGTAGACGGGATAAGGAGTCCTTGAACACCAAGTTTGAGAAGATGTACAGTTTGCACGACTGGGCGCCGACTTGGATGACCTTGGCTGGCTGGTAGGGGCGATAGGCCACCTTCATGCCGTAGGGGGTCATCACGCGCCAAGCAAACTCATTGGAGCCGGAACCCTTGGTGGCGTTCCAACTAAAGCGCGCGCATAGGCGGTAGACGGCATCGGTGTTCGGGCCGTCCCCAGAGTCTAGGAACACGAAGAAGTTGGCTACCTCGTATTTGACCTGCATCTCCCGCAGTTGGTCGTCAGTCTCGACGTACCCCCACCAGACCATGCGGGACTTGCCGTCCACCGTCCAAGAACGGATGACGGCGTAGTAGCCCTTGCGCTGTACGTCCACGGACATGAACCGTAAACGGGCAAACTGCTTTGCCTTGCGGTGGTCGTCGGTGATGGGCGCGGCTACTAGTTTGGTGTCCACCATGGCACCTTCGCCATCCCAGCCATCGGCCAACTTGTAACCGCTTGGCATGATCTCACCGCCCCCTTCGTCCACTTCCTCCGTCCACGATATGGCAAGACGCTTTTGCTTGAACTCCATGCGGCTCGTCTCGTCGCCGTGGTTATCGTAGGCGCGCTTAGCGACAATGGCTTCTTCGGCAAGTTCACCCCACGACATACCCCATTGACCACAGAGAGCGTTCCAATGGAAGCCGACGATGCCTTTGGGGGCGCCGGGGTTCATCGGGGCGTATTCCGCCTTGGCGTTCATCTCCTGCCGGATGGCAAAGGAGTCATCGTGCATGTGACCGCACGACTTGCACTTGTACTTGATGCCGCGCTTGACCTTGTCGATGTCCCAGCCGTCGCCGCCCTTAGCATCGGGTGGGTAGATGAGTTGCTCAAACTCGTAGGCTTGCTGGGTATCGCAGGCTAGGCATTTGAACATCCATTCACGGCGGTCGGACTGCATCCACAGGTTGGTGATGTCGTCGCCCTCGTAGCCGCCTTGGGAGATGAATACCGACTTCCCGTTCCATGTGAACGCTGTTCTGCGGCGTAGGGCTTCTCCAAGGTGTCCTTTGGGCCACATCCAGACTTCGTCCCCACCTAGGAAACGAATAGAACGTCGCTGGAGGTTCTTTTTGTTGTGCGCGCCCAGCACCCACATGGTGCAACGCTGGAACTGATTGGTGTGCCAGTTGGACTTCTCCTGCTTATTGACGCGCGACATGGTAGCAGGGGTCGCCTCCCAAATGGGCTTGAGTCGGTTGATCTGCCAGTCCTTGGCATTGGGGTCAACGTCTTGGAGCAGTAGGGTTGGGCCGGGGGTGCGACCTGCGATGTAGGATGACCAGAGTTCCAGCAAAGTGGACTTGCCCATCTGGACGGCACCGAACACCACGATGGTTCGGATTTCGGGGTCGCACATGGCGCGCAGGATGGGCGCAAGGTACGGAGTTGAATCCACACGGAATGGGCCGGGCATTGGCCCCGGCATGTTCTTCACGTTGGACTCCAGCCAGTCCACGATGTCCCCGTCTGGGTCTGGGGCAAGGATTGCCCGCAGGGAGTTCTCGTAGTTATCTTCGGTCACTCGGCGGCTTCCTCGACTTCGTCCTCGTTGGAATTGTCATCCTCGACCACGACAGGATCTGCCAGAGCCTCCAGCGTGTCGTCGCCCTTGACCGTATCTTCGGCATCGCCGACGGCTTGGGAGACGCGCGAAAGGATGTAGTTAATCTCGTCGTCGATAGACTTCAAAGCCCTGCCGGGGTTGTCGGGGTTAGCGCGGGAAGCGACCTTGGTGCCGAGTTGGGTCAGTTCGCTACGGATGTCGTTAAGGATTTTCCCGAAGCGCTCGACGGCAGTCTGGGTGCGGATGAACTCCTTGGATGCAATCTGGCGCGCGTGGAGTTCCTTCTCCAGCGTGACGAGGGTCTTAACCAACTTGTCGTAGGTGGCGTAGGACTTGGCGGCTTCGGGTGCGCCGCTACGCAGGTCGGACAGGTAATGCTCGTAGGCCAGAGCCTTGAGTTCCCGTTGCTTTTCGACCGTCTCGGTGAAGTCCTTGTCTGGACGGACGGTTTGACCGCCGCCATTGGCGCGCGCGCGGCGTTGCATCAGCCATGCCTCGGCGGACTCAATGGAGTCAACGGGCATCCCTTGGTTGATAAAGTTGTTGATAGCCTGCTTGGACACGCCAAAGCGTCCAGCCAGTTCGATGGGCTTCGGCTTCACTTGCGTTTGAGTTTGGCGCAGGCGTGTTCGGACTTCATGAACATCGAGGGCGGCAGGTTCATCTTCCGCTGGATGTTCTTCACGCGCCTGCTCACCTCCGCGCGCGTCACGTCATTGGCTCGCGCCAGTTCGCTCATGTTGGGCATGCCCGGTACGCCCAGCGCGATCTTGATGCACGTCCCATGCAACCTCACGGCTGGATGGACTGAATCGGTGAACACGGAGATGACCTTGGACAATATGTCGGTCACCTCGTCGTGCGTGTAGGTTCTGTCGTTCATAGTCTCCTCCACCGCCAGCATCCGAGCCTGCCATTGGTGGACGGTCTGGTTGTCGATGTCGTAACCGCGCATCGACCAGTCCGAGTAATTGACGTAGGTGTGACCGCCATCGGCGCTTTGGTCGCCCCCGCTTTCGATGTAGCGGTGGGGCTTTGGGACTCCAGCATAGCCGGGGTTGGTGTGGTCGAACCCCGTGGAAAGCAAAAGGTCGCGCTCGCCCTTGGACAGCCTACGCCACCAAGTATCGTACTCGACTCTGAGTTTGCTACTCAACGCCTAGGAGTTTCTCCACGTTGACCACGACGGTGAGCATCACGCCTGCTTCGTTGAGCAGGAGTTCGGCGACATGCTCATCGCCTTCATGGGCGATGCACGACGCGCGGTGGATGTTTAAGCCTGCAATCTTGCGTAACCGCATAAGGTCACTCACAAGTTGAACCTTGAACTCATCATCGGGCGCGGTGTTGCGGCAGACCATGGAGAGACATGGTTGACGTTGTTCACACCCTGTCAACATCATTCGTGACGGGGGATGTACAGGTCGTCGTCGGAGCGACCGACCATGCCGAGACGCATGGCGCGCCGGACTTCCGACCATGCCTGCTTCTTGTCGAGTTCCTCGGAGTAGGTTTCGAGCCAGAGCGCGGCAAGGCGATCACGGAGTTCAAAGGCGCGCATCGGCTGGGGCGGCATCATGTTGAACAGGGCTTGGATTAGACGGCCACGTTCATCGGCTTTGTCGGTTCGCATCTTGGACAGGCGGTCAATGTGCTGGCGGAGGCGTTCCGGGTGGCGACGCCACATGATTGTCCAATGGCTGGGCTTGGGCGGGCGGTTCGGGTTTTGGTATCGGCGGTTTTTCATTTGGGTGGTGGGTGGAAAGGGGATGGGGATTTTTCTTAAATGGACATTTAGACCTTTAGCCGCCAAACAGGCGAGCGTAATAAGGTCTAAATGGGAATC